TCATATAAGGTGGATCAAAGCCATTAACGGCGTAATCTTGTCTAATCATTCCGTCATTCATAGAGATAGCCCCATCTGGACGTACTATTTGGATTTTACCATCGACTAAGCGTAAGTTATCTCCGAAATACCCCTCAAGTGCTTCAATTCGTCCGCTTAAAAAGGCATTGACTAGCCTAGCATTACCATCTAAATCTAGATGAGTTACATAATTACCTAAAGCGTCAGTCTGGTAAAATCCATTTACCCCGTCCCACCAAATACCAGCACCTGTTATAGATGTTCTTAAAGCTATTGCGCCAACATCAATTATTCCCTCTTTTATATTATCGGCATTTTCAGCGAATGCCTTTGCATCAGCCAATGCTTGTGCTGCCTTTGCTTCTGCCTCTGCCTGCGCCTTTTGATCGGCATATATAGTTCCATCTTGATAAACAGATGCGTCCTTGTCATCTATTTGTTTCTTGTTATAAGCATCTACCTCAGCTGGTGTTGTTGGTGTCATCTTAACCCATTCACCATTATTAACAACATGAGAAACATGTGGTGTTCGTGATGTATCAACCCATATAGGATTCTCACCGTCTTTAATTGTAGGAGCTGTATCAGATTCAACTTTTTTAGGCTCTGCATAATTTAATAAAAGATCAATGCCTGCTTTTTTAGCTAAATCACGCTTTAGCAGTCGATAAATAGACTTAACGTCATCCTCTGTAAACTCGACAAAATCACCCAGCACATACTCTTTTTCAGCTTCTGTGATGGGATTGCGTTTCATCTCGAATATACGAGCTTGTACATATAAAGGTGGGTCATACATTGTATCTTTGATTCGGATTGTGTCACCAAAACGTATCTTCTTATTTTCATGGCCAAGTATATGCTCTAAATCTAGGAAGTTAATTTCATAATTGACTACACTATTTTTACGCTTGTTTAACTCTGTTTGCGTGTACTGTCGTAGTTGTGAGAGTGTCATATCCTCTCGTTCCGATTGTGGTTCATATACACCAATTAGATGCTGTGGATCATGTTCTGGTCTGCCCCATCTTTCAAGTGCTTCAAAGTCCTCTACTAATACTTGTAGTCTGGTGCCATCTTCACGCTCTGGACCAAGTCCAATTAAAGCAGTGTAAATGTCACCACTTTCTTTTCTTCTGATTGACTGCAAGTCTTTTCCGAATGTAACCTCTCGACCTCTCCAAGCGCCTACTTGGTCAACTAAATTAACAAGTCGATTAGTAACTTTTAATCCATTGTGCATTATTTCAAAATCAACCTCTAAACCAAACTCTCTAGCAATTCGTCTTATATATTCGTACGGATTCGTCCAATTTTCAAAAGATATAGTGATAACTCTTTCAGATTCCACAACACCTATTTCATGCTCTGTGTTTTGCAACGAACGTCCTAAATGTTGTGATGCTGTACCCGTAAATCTAAAAGGTTCTATTGCATCATTTTTACTTAAGTCTAGGTAACTAGCGTAGGTAAACACTTCAAAACCTTTACCACGTTCTCTCTCGTCAATTACTTCATCTATGGTAAATTCGACTAGTTGCTGTGCATATTCACCAGGCATAATAACTCTATTACCTTTTACAATATGCTCATCATATTTACGCTCTCCGATTAGTTCAAAATCAAATGTTTCAACGTTATCTTTAAGTGATTTATGATGAACAGGACTACCCGTTATATCTTTAGCGGTAGCGATTTGTAATATGTTATCGTTTTTCCCGTCTGTAAAGTGGATGATATTTCCTATTGTTGATTTAGTACCTGTTAGTTGTTCAGCATCATCTAATGTGTAAGTATGACCGCCAATAAACATACTTGCTAATTGCGTTTGTGACATTTGTTCACCTCTTTTATTGCAAAATAAAAAGCACCTCGTGTGAGATGCTTAATTCTTATAAGTATTTATTGAGTTTATTATCATCTGTTACATGAATGAATGGTAAATCTAAAAGATCGCTACTTGTTCCTGGAGTTATGACTCTATCATAAAGTAAATCGTAAATGCATTCATTTATGAGCAACGCATCTTCGTCTGATATTTCTCTGTCAAAACTCGTTGTCATTCCATGCTCTCTCTCCATTATCATCCCTATGACTCCATCGCTTATTAATCTGGCATATATTGAACCCCTTATACTATCTATACTGGTTTTGCGGTTTTCAGTGAGGTATTCTGCAATTTCCTTCATTACCTGTTCTTTTTCTAACACCGGCTTTGCCTTAAAGTCCATATCATCCCTCCTTTTATCCACATCATACGATAAAAGGAAGTTTATTCCTATTAATTCACGATTAATGACCTATAATATATTCAACATTAGACAACAGTTAGTTGAGTATCATAAATAAGGTTTTAAATCATTGAAATCAAATGTTCCGTACTCTATATTATTAACGTTATAATATTTCCTCACAAAATCAACAAAAAGATGGTTATTTATTCTACCGTTATCATAAACCTTCATCTTCACGCCGTCTTCAATAACTTCTTGTTTTAAAGCCCAATCTACAGCCTTTTTTATTTCCGTTGATGTTGCCAATTACCTCACCTGCCCTAAAAGAAATACCGATAATGTACCTTGAGTTGGGGTTTGTTCTGCTTGCACTCTAATCCTAAAATTATGACCTCTACCTATGAAGTCGTCTAACCAAGGTAATGCTGAATTTAAATAAAAAGTCTGGGTTCTTGCTGGGATAATCATATCATCGTTATTTACCCACCTTTCGCCGTCCCAAAAATCAGTCGTGTTGAGTGTGTTTGGAAACGGTCGTACCATCAAACTTATTTCCGAATCTACAGTTGAACGCGCATAAAGTTTGATTTTTTTATAATTTCTTATATCAATTGTGTGATAACTCGAACTTGTGCCTGTTAAAGCTAATCCATTAACTATAGCTACTTCCTCCACTATACTCCCAGTTAGTTGAGTATGAACTGCCCCATCATCAGATACTCTTTTAGGAATCCATAACCCACTTTCAGTCATTCCATAATCTGCAGTTGGCAAAGGATTATCGTGTCCGGTTAATTCCACTTCTGTTGTACTACCTTTTTTATAATGCTGTGGTTTAGTCAAAGGCACTAAACGTTCATTGACTTCTATCCATTCATTTTGTGGAAATTCTGCCATTTTATCACCTACTTATATTTTTCTCTAAACTTAACTTCACCAGTAAACGTATCTGGTGGATTAATTTCAAGTTGACTATACCCTTTGGGTAACTTGAAAAACTCTGCTCCAAAGTCTTTTATCATCATGGCATCTTGACCATTTATTAATAATTCTTCTGTCGCATGATCAAACGTGACTGTATCGCCAACATCTAAAATGTATGGAGTCTGGTCAACAGTTAATTGCCTTATCTCTTTAACTTCGAGATTATTCATACGCAAACGGTTAGGTACCGCCCTGTCTTGGTAGCTTCCAACAAACAAAGATACGTATTTTAATCTACCACCGTATTCATTTTTAGAATCTCTAAAAGTAGACTGTAACGTTGTTCTATGCCTACTATTCCTAAATCTAGCGACATAGAAGGTGTATAGATTACCTTCACGTTTTACAGACATATTCATTAGCGTTGTTTCGCCTAGATTGTCTTGGATATAGTTATGCTTACCAATTGCGTAACCATTGCTTCTTCCAGCACCACGATATGGACCAACTCGACCAAGTGCAGCACGTCTATTTTTAGTTCTGCTATTATCCTTAATACCAATCTTGCCTAGCATGTTCATTGCTTCATCAAATAGATAAACTTCAATTCTAAAGTTATCCATTTCACGTCTAGATATGATGTCAAAATTCGTTGTTAGTTCGAAGTCTTGCAATGGTCTAGATAACTCTCTTATTACTGCTGGACCACGCATACGATCTCCGGCTGTTCCGTAGTTTTGAGCGCGTATGCCCGAACCATCGGACATCATCGTACCTGTAATGTCGTTAAAATAATCATCAACCTGTACACCTGATGTTGTCCAACCATCCATTGATGTTCCATCTTCATACATTACAGTAGGACTAGCGTCAACTACTTCTTCTTGACCTTCTTCTTCGAGAGGAAAACCAAGCAAGTTGTATTCATCGTTCATGTTGTTGACCATGGCAAACGTAGCTTTCTTAGTAGCAGTTAGTTCTATGATTGGTTCGGTCGCTTCGTTACCTTCGTTGTTGATCATCATGATGTCTTCGGCTGGTATGTTTTTTTCTTCTGAAGAATACTTATATGGATCAGGGCAAACAAATGTTATTTCACCCTCGCCCCATCGAATTAATTCATCTAAATCTAAACCACCATCAACAACAGCAAAACAAACTCTGTCTGGCTCGTCCTTAAAAATTAACTCCTTGGTATCTGCATGAATAAGCCATTCAGCCATATCTTCTTTTAGCTTTTGTAAGTCGCTAAAGTTTTTAGCCAAAATAAAAACAGGTACAGTTATTATCCTGACCTGTGTGCTTGTACCAAATAAGTGTGCTCCCGGCATACCACTAGCTGTTACAAAATCTCTTTCAACTGGTGCCCATGCTGGTCTTTTCCTACCTCTTGTAACAGTTAAATATTCTTTTGATATTCCGTTAAAGATCAAGCATATTCACCCCCTAAACTTTTCACGTCTGATTCGATCTCTTTCTAAATGCTCATCTACAATTGGCGCCATAATACTTCCTACAACACGTTCTTGCATATATAGGTCTTGATTCTTATTTAATAACTGCATTAGTATCTGGTTTTGTTCTAATGTAGCGTTGAGTAGGTCTTTGACGAAACCATTCTCTTTATTCGTTGACGATTTAGTATTGTCTAACACTCTAATATTTGATTCGCTATCCTTACTGGTTAGTGCTAGTAACTTCATAAATTCATTATTTTTAACATTTTCAAAATCAAAAAGACTACTCCATCTATTAGTACCATCGGCATACTTTGGCATCGACCTCATAATTCTTTCAGTTTCACGATGTGGTATAACATGAGTCCCTTTAGGCAAATTAAGTAACGTATCTGTGTCCGGAGATAAGAACGATTGTCCACTTGGTAATGTTATTAATTCTCTACCACCACCATCACCAACAACCGCTGGTCCATCTTCGGGATGTCCTCCCGGTGGTGTACCTTTGGCCCAGAATTTAAGCTTACTTAAACCTTTTCCTACAAAGTTAATTGTTTTTGTTACTGGACTAGATGCAGCACGATTAAGTGTAGACAACGAACTACCAGCAGTTAAGTTAACCCTCTTACTACGAGTGGCTGATGCTCTTCTATTTAAAATGTCAATAGTTCCATGATCTTTAGCATTTACACGCTTGTTTTTTGTAACTTGTGCCAACCTATCGATTCTAGCAACTGAACCTCTATCTTGAGCATTAACGGTTTTATCGACATCTTTACCGGCTTCTCTAGATCGTTCTTGCTCTTTTTTAATTCCTTCATCAGTTTTTTTGTTGTTATTACTAATCTGGTCGCCTTGTTTTTTAGACTTACCTGTGGTTTCGTCGGTAGCTTTACCTTTTTCTTTTTCTTTTTTGGTACCTTGATCAATCGAATCTTTCACTTGGTCCCAAACGCCTAATTCACGTAATATTTGTTCGATTATTTTGTCGTTTATCGACCTCTTACCTTCGAGTTCTAGGATTTGTTTATCGATTTCTTTTTTACTTAAACCTTGGGCTTTACCCTCCTTTTCAATTTTAGATATGCTTTTGTCATATTCGGAATTTTTATCTTGTAATTGTTTTACAATATTTCCTTCTTCAACTTTTATATCAGCCGTTTTTGCCCAGGTTTCAATTTTTTTCTGGGTTTCTTTGTCTGCTGCATCTAATTTTGCATTGGCTAGAGAGTTTAAATCCTTATAGATGCCTAATTCATCATGTAAATAATCTCTGGCTTCTCGTTGTTTTTCGTTTGTCGCCGATAATGTATCATAGCGATCTTGCTCTTTTGTAGTTAATTGTCCATTAGCTTCTAGCTTTTTATCTAATTTAGCTAACTCTTCGTCATTCTTAGCAATTGCTTTATCTAGTGCGACAAGACCCTTTTCGCCTTCTTCGTTAATTCCAACTTGCTTTAAAGCTATTTCACTTGCTTGGGAGATTATTTCTTTATTTAATCGTATGTCTTCTTCTGTATTCTCTATTGATTCATTTTTCTTATTTATCTTTTCTTGCATATATTCAACAGCTTTTGCATGATCGCCATTTTCAATATCTACCAATGCAGTCAGTTCTTCTTGTAATGGCTTCGCCTCTTCATATGAAAGTGTCCTATCCTCCAAAAGTTTGTTTATCTCTGTTTGCCTTGCTTTATTTTCTTCTTCAGAAAGCTTATTTGCATCAACTTTTACTTGCAATTCATCAAGTAAACCACTATGTTCTTTTTGTAATTCATTTTTTTGTTTTTGCAATTCAACTTGATTTTCTAGTGCAGCTGATACTTGCCCCTCTAACTCAACTAATGACAAATCATACATAGCTTCAATATGATTTCTTACTTCCTTAGTACTTTCTGCGAACGCATTACCTTGATCAGATATGGATTGTTTAACATCGGGAGATTGCTTGATAATGAGTCCGTTAGCTTCAAACAAATTTTGCAACTCATCTTTTGATAATCCTGACTTTTCAGCAAGTGCATCGTATTGCTTTTGCAATTCTTTTATTTCCCCAGGATTGCTCGATTCAGAGATTCTGATGTTCAGATCATTCAATTCTGCTAATTCTGCATTACTTATTTTTGCTTTTCCTGATAGTTTATCAAATGTGTCTGCTGCCTTTTCTAATTCAATTGCTTCATCTGACAGGGATTTAGCCACGTCTAAATTAACTTCTTCTAGATCTTTTGATTCTTTTACTGCATTATAAACAGCTACACTAACTGCGGCTAATCCAGCCACTGCAACTCCGCCAACTGCCAATGGCCCTAAACTTCCCATAGCACCTAACAAACCTGCGCCTTTAGATAGTCCAATTGTTTTTGTTAATGAACCAGCACCTTGCATTAAACTACCTATACCAAATGTTAATTTTCCAGTGATACTAAGAACTGGACCCATAGCAAACGCTAGTGCACCAAACTTGATAATGTTTTCTTGTGTTTTGGGACTTAATTCAGCAAACCAGTTAGTTAAACTTTTTGCACCATCAATAGTAGATTCCAATGCAGGTCTTAAATTTTGGTACATTTCAATAAATAAATCTTCGATCATAGATTTTAATTCTTTAAGGCTACCTTGCAAGTTATCTTGCATGGTTTCAGCCATATCTGCTGCTGCTCCTTCAGAATTCTTCAATTCATTTGAATAATCAGCAAGAGTGTCAGATCCAACTTCTAAAAGTGCTGACCAACCTGCTGTACTTTCAGAACCAAATAACGTAGCTAGTGCTGCTGCCTTTTGCTGTTTTGTTTGGCCTTTTAAACCTTTCTCAAGTTCAGCAACAACCTTATCCATCGATTTCATATTACCTTCTGCATCAAACACATTAATGCCAAGATCATCTATTAAATCAGCTGCTTCTCCTGTTGGTTTGGAAAGTCGTAATAAACCTTGTCTAAGCATACGACCAGCTTTAGAACCTTGAATACCAGAGTCAGCCATTTTACCAGTTGCTGCAGCCATATCCTCTAGGTCTATACCTAATGATGCTGCTACTGGTGCCACTGTTGCCATAGAATCTCCTAAACCTTCAACGTCAGTGTTGGCAGTTGATGCACCTTTAGCTAATACATCCGCAACCCTTCCAGCGTCCTCAGCTTCCATAGCAAAACCACTGATAATATTTGAAGCAATATCTGCTGCTCGCCCTAAATCCATATTGGATGATGCAGCTAAGTCTAACAATCCAGGCATTGCACTCATGATTTCATTAGTCTCGAAACCAGCCATAGCCAAGAACTCCATACCAGATGCAGCTTCCGATGCACTAAATACAGTTGTAGCTCCCAGATCACGTGCTTGATCTTCCATCAATTTCATATCTTTTGCACTTGCACCAGATATCGCTTGTACTTTAGACATACCAGCTTCAAAGTCAGATCCGACTTTTATAGCAGCACCTGCAATAATACCTAATGGCATACTAACCCTACGAGTGAGGGTTTTACCTGTCTTATCCATAGCAGTACCTGCTGTTTTTAATTTACCGCCCCACTGTTCCATTGAATCAGCGGCCTTATACCAACCTTTGTTCTGAATTTCTTGTACTCTTTGAAACTCTTGAAATTCAGAGGTAACATTATCTAACTCTCTACCCGTTTCTTGATAACGTGCGATCTGCTCATTTAATTCTTGTGATGCTTGTTGAGCCTTTACAGAGTTTTCGCCATACGTTCTAGTCATGTGATCATAGTTAGCTCTGGCCTCTTGTACCATCCTAGCTTGAATCCGATGTCTGTTAGATAAACCCTCAATCATAACTCCATATTTAGCAGCAGATTTATCTCCACGATCAAATGCAGATAATTGTGCCCCCATAGCTTTGTTAGATGATCTTAACTGCCTTTGTAATCCAGTCATAGATTTTTCTACTCCGACAGCATCTAAATCAACCTTAATGACCATATTACCAACAGGAGTACCGCCAATTGTCATATATTTACCTCCTTTCTTAAATTATTTTCCAAACGCTGCAAATAACGAATCGACTGTTTTTGTTTCGTTATTCATATTTTTGTCTAAGTTAGTTAATCGTAATAATTCCAAAATATCCATTTCATATATTTCATTTATAGAATGTTCTTTTAATAATTTGGCAAAGAGCTTATCAATCATTTCTTTTTGTTTAACAAAACTAAAATCTTCTTCTGTTAAATTCTCTTCGCCCTTTAGTCGTTTTTTTGCTCACCTTGAAGAACTCCGAACAAAATTAAAATATAAGTTTCTATAATACGATCAGAGTTAATTCCGTTGATAAGTTCTTCCTCCGTAAATTGATTGTTATATAACTCTGTGATAAAGTTTGTTAACCTATTGAATAAATCCAAAGGAATAACTTGTTCATTCTCTTCAAATTCTGCACCTAGTTCAATCGCTCGTTTTATGAAAAATCCTTTTGTAAAGAAGGGATGTTGGTATTTCTTAACTTCAACTTCTTTCTTTTCGTAATCCTTCACACCAGTAACAAGTGTTATAGCCTTTGTTTTACCGTCATAATGCTTCACGTTTTCGTATTTCATTTGATTTCCTCCTGTATTTAAACAAATAAAAAGGACGCTCGATATAAGCGCCCTTCCTTTTATTGATTAAGCCCTAACTTTAAAGACTAATCCCAAGTTAATCTTGCTGTAGTATCAGTTTTATCAGCCTTTAAGTTTTCGGGCTGTTTAGGGTGTTTCTTCTATTTGAAAAATTTTCTTCATAAATGCTTCTCGTTTTTCTTCATCATCTTCACCTACATGAACAAACACTTGGGAAACATCATCAAATGCACGTGCTGAAAATTCTCCACTGATAGTATCATTACCAAACTCAATCGTATCTTCTTTAGTTTGTGCTTCAGTAGGTGGTAGTGTAAACATTCCTTTTGTTAATCCAACTAATTCGACAGAACCGTCACCTTTTGTCTTCTCCAAAACGACCGCCACATATGGAGGCTGTACTTGTGACTTCTGAATAATCATCCCGTCCTCTTCCTCTAACCCAAGAAGTGCTACACGATCTTCTAATGGAATGGAGTGGAACTGAAATTCAACCGTAGCTACACCAGTAGCAACCGCCATTTCCGCAACAGTATTATCACCAAATGCTTTAGCGATTTCTTGTTCCGTTTCAATATTCACGTTTTGAATATATGGAACTCTTACTCTTTCATTATATGTTGCCCCACTTTCGCTATCAGATTCTAAAATAGCGTAATAAAACTTATCTATACCTACAACAGCACTAGTATTTTTCTTTTCTTCTGCCATTATTCATTCTCCTTTAATTTTGAAATTAAAACACCCCTGTACCTTCGGCAATCTCGGACTAAGTAAGTGTCCGGATCATATTCAAAGGTAGGGGTGTTTTGTTTAAAATTTATAGTTTTCATTAACTTGTGAACTCTTAAAGCTATTTGTCTAGCATTTGAATAATCCCATACATCAACTTGTACAATACAATCCCATGCAAGTTGTTCATTGTCGGCATATTCAACTGGCAATTCTGATATTGGATGTATTCTGATTAGTGGTGGAACTTCTTTATTTTCTTCCGGAATATGATACTTAAAGATATGATCATTGTCTTTACCATGACCTGTTTCATTTAGTATCTTTGAATCATTTATCAATAATTGATAGACGATTTCTAATGAATCTATTTCATAAAGTGAGAGGTCTTTTATTAAATCACTCATGACAGCACCTTCCTTATAGCATCAGCCATTTCGCTTTGCAATCGACCTTCAACAGCTTGTACTGTTTTTGTCATATAGCCCTGCGGTCCTTGCTCAATGGAACCAAACTCTGGAATGTGCGCCCTAAAATTAGCGCTTCTATTAAAGCCAACAGCTACATAACTCTCACCAGTTGCTTTGTTAGATCGGTTACCACTCATTACAACTGCATCAGCAAGCCTTGCTTTAGGATTAGGTCCTGAATAACCACTTCTAGGGACATTACCCTTTAATTCCTCTAATATGACTTTTCCACCAGCTAAGTTGCCCGCTCTTGCAGCACGGATTATTTCTGTTTCTTTTTTTGCAAGATTAGATATTGTTTCTCTTAAACCCTCAATTTTATAACTCATGTGCTGGTCACATCCTCGGCTACTAAGACAGTAAAACCACTTTGCCTGTAATCATAAAATACTTGCTTAATGTTATATTCTTGATTGTTGTGGTGTAACTGCATTTTGTTAGTTACACCGGGGTAATTTCGGATAAACACCTTAATTTCATGTTGTGTACCCATCTGTACGCTTGTTTGATAGTCCTTAAGACTAACAGTCTCTATATGAGCAAAACACTTCAAAAACGGTACAGGTTTAGGCTTTTGCGTCATTCCGTTATCAGTGACTGCTTTTAATTCAAATATCTCAATAGGATGATGCATTTTTGAAAAATTAAATCTCATATTATTTAATCTCATGTATCATCATCCTTTAAGTACCTGTCTCTATGTGCTCGCAAGGTTTGGATAGCATGAACCACCGAATAAGGGGATTCATGAATATTAACCTCTGACACTGATAATCTATTTTCGTAATAATGAGTGGCTAATAATGTGACAGCTTTTCTGTATGACGTATCTTTTTTAAGAGACTCTTTATCCAGGCTTTTATCATAACTATCATAGATAGCTTCAATCACATCGTTTTCTGCCCAATCGATTTTTTCTTGTATGTCCGGGTCTTCTAAATCATGCATTACTCTCAAGTGGCGTTTCACCGATTCTAGAATGGACATTATCAATCACCCTCTTCGGGGTCTGTCGGTTCTTCTGGATCTGGTTCTGGCTCAGTTACATTTACAGTTGCAGTATCTGATTGACCTTCGGCCGTTACTGTAATTGTTGCTGTACCTTCTCCAATCGCTGTAACCGTACCATTACTCACAGTTGCCACACCTTCGTCACTAGATGACCAAATAACATCTTGTTTTGCGGTCGATGGTTCGACAGTAGATGTCAAATTACGAGTAGCACCAACCTCTAAATTATTGGTTTTAGGTGCGACAGTTACAGATGCCACTGGACTATAATCAGTTGTGATAGTAACTGCGTCAGATCGTTCGGATTCATTATCTCCAATAATTTCTGAAACAGAAAAAGAGTACTCCGTATTAGGTGTTAAGCCTTCAGCAGTGCACTCTTTATCTTCTGTGGTTAATATTAATTCATCATTTTGATATACGTTATAAGCCATGGAATGCTCCTTTCTTTATAAATAGCCCTGGTTAAACGCTAGTCCCACTTTAAGCTTGCAGTGGTGTCTGTAACACTAGCCTCTAAGTTTACGGGCTGATTAGGGTAATTGTTCTTCTTCTTCGGAAAACTCGATGACGATTGTGGACTTCTCATCTAAGATACGTACATCTTGGCGCACAGCAACCATTAACGCTTCCCCAAAATGCATGTAATCTGTCCATCCAGCTTGATAACGGGAACGTTCAAATAAAACAATTCCATCTTTCAAGTTACCAATAATGATTGTGTTAGAGGATTCTTCACCAATCATTTCATCTGGAAGCACAACTACAAATGCACCCAATAATCGTTTTTGAGTAGGTTCTTTAACATCTGGTTGCAACAAATAATTGCCTTGCTTATCTTTTAACTTGTCCAATGTAGCAAAAGCTGTCTGTGACACAATAGCAACATTGTGCTCGTAATTTGGTTTTAAGTTTAAGTTAATTGCATCTTTGATACCGTCAATACCAGTTGCTTCAACTGTTTCAAATGTTAGTGTTTCTCCTTCTTTGCCTGGAGTACCTTCTTTAATTGCTTTAACAATAGCAGCGTTACGAGTAGATGCAATAGAACGAGCCATCCATGTCATAAGCTCACCTAATACATTGACCGCCGCATCTTCAATCGCTTCACGAGACACACGGAAATAACCTCTGTAAGTTTTAATTTCATAACGTAAATTGTAGAAAGGTTTGACAGCCAATGCTGGGTTTTCTTCTAATTCAGCAACTTCTGGAAGTGCTGCAACTTCTGATTGGCGAACAACAGGGAATTTCCCACTACCATTAGCCACAGATTTTACAGTTACATACTGGTCTAGGTTAAACTCCTTTTCTTTAAGTGTTAAGATTTGAGTAATGATTTCTTCCGGAATGACAACAAAACCATCATCTTTTACTAATGAATCTCCCTCAATTTCACGTGTTTCTAAATAAGTTTCAAATGCCTGTCTCTGTTCATCTGTAGGTTCGATTACTGTTTGTGGAGTATAATCTCCTAACTGACGTTGCTCAAGATCTTCTTTTTGTTCTGGGTTAAGGTCGTCCAATCGTTCACGAGCTTCAATTTCTTCTTTCTTTTCGGTTAAATCACGTACCTCTTTCTCTAACTCCTTGAAGGTAGTATCACCTCGCTTTTCTTCGTCGTCCATCATTTCACGAATTTCAGCTAGCCTAGCTAAGATTTGTTTAATATTCATTATTGTATTCCTCCTAATTTAATTAAAGTGTTTATTTTCGCTACTTGTTCTTCACGATATTCCTTTAGCTCATTATCATACTGTTTCATTCTGTCATATCCCCTAGCAGAAACTTCACTATCTGGATAGGCAGGGAATGCCACAGCTGACACCTCCAATAGCTTGGCTTTTTTGACAGTG